GTTTTAGTATTTGGGGAAGCATCAGGTGCAGAAGCACTTAATAAACCAGCCATAAATCTTACTATTTCTGCTGTGTCTGTATTATGGTCAAAATTATTAAAATATGAACCATCTAAATCAGTTTTCCATGCTTTTGATGTAGGTATTCCTATATTATCTGTATAATGCCATACTGATTCACTTACAGTTAAAGCATATTTAGCTGTTCCTCCTCCTGTTCCTGCATTTGAAGCTGTTATATTAGCTCCTGTTGTTGTAAATGGTGATTGTTGTATTGTACTTCCTGTTACTTGTAATGAAGAAGTAGTACCAAAAATAGTACCTGTTACAACATTAAATATTCCATCTGTAGTAGCACCACCACCACTTCCGTATGAACCTGTGTAATAAACTAATCCTGTAGATTCATCTCTTACTAATACCCCATATGTTTGTCCAGGATTTTGAGATGCACTTATTTGTAAAAACGCTGATGTGCTTATATTACCTGATGCTGTTATTTCACTAGCAACTACTTGAGCACTAGAACTAATAATACCAGATGCAGTTATGTTATTATTTACATATAATGAAGATGATAAATCAACATCTCCTGTTATATTAAGTGAACCTGTTATTTGTAAATCATTTGTAGTAGCGTAAAATGAACCAGTTTGAACAAATATACCACCTGTTCCACCTCCACCACCTGTAGAATTTATTGTTACTATACCTTTACCATCTGCAGGAGAAATTGTAACATTAGATCCTGCTACAATTTGATTAACACCTCCTTGTGAACCTGATATATTTACACTATGTGTAACACTACTACTAGCAAAGAAAAATGATAAAATAGATGCAGACAGAGAACTAGAGTAGTAGAGTGACTGAAAATT